CCATAACTACTCCTAATTCTCCTGGAGCTAATCCACCATCCATTAAATCATCGATAACGTCCCATCCCGTAGTAATTGTATGTCGGGAGGCTTCGGCATATCGAGCTGATATATTAATTTTATAATCTAAACCAATATTAGTATCTGCTCCAGCTTTCATTGCCGAATCAATTTTGCTTTTGATTTGATCGTAATTGCCTAATTTAAGCAGATTAACCGAATCCATGATGGCTCGTTTAATTTCCTGATTTTTGCAGAAGTTAAGAATTTCATCTTTTACAAATGTTAAATCATCAGACTCCATGTATCGAAACACATCTTTAAGCTGTTCCAATATAGCAGCCTTTAATACTGCTTCAGGACCATCATCACTTAATTCAGTTAATTTAACTTTCAACACGTCTTTTGTCGGGGGTGTCTTGTATTGCTGAAAATGTGATAATACTACTTCTAACAACCAACTATTTGCATCTGATTCAAAATAATCAGCTCGGATGATGTCAGCAATTTGTTGCAAAAATATTCTATCCGTAAACATTGCAGCTAAAACTTTTACTTGAAAGCTCCAGCCATATTCACTTAACTTATCTGTCATGAATTTAATATATGATTGTTATGTGCAAATTCCAAGTTATTTCTTATGAGTTTGCAATGCAAATGCACTCAATGATAACCAGGTACTCATTAACCAATCGGGAAGATTTTTCATGGCAGTCCACATTTTATCTTCCATGAACAACCGTTGAAACTCCAATTTATTCAGTGCGGGAATCGGTTGCTGCAGTATGCCTCGAATAGTTGACATTGATTGTGCTGGAATGTTTAGTAGCTTGATGTTCATTAACTGATAGTTAGTTTCAATGATATCATAACTGTCTAAAACACGCTGAAATGATTTACCTTCTTTTAGCAGCTTGTTGTTTTCACATTTAGCATGGAGTGCTTCGAGTGTGAATTCTGTGTTAGATGCTAATTCCGGAAATGTTTTTAAAATAGTTTTTGGACCGAATCCATTAACGCCGGAAATATTATCAGATAAGTCTCCTGTAAACGTGCGATATATAACATAGTTAACGGGATGTACTCCGAATTCGTCAATAAGAGCTTGTTCATCATACATTTTCTTTTTAATTGGAGACCAAATTTGAATTGTGGGACTAATTAACTGATAAAAATCTCGATCGGTAGATACAATAGTTATTTTTTTGCTTACCGATTCATATGTTTGTGCGATATAAGCAATCGTATCATCTGCTTCGATTCCATCGATTGCTAAAAATGTTACTGGAAGATTATCCAAATATGAAACTAACCGAGAAAACTGATAACGCATTGCTTCTTGTTCATCTTCTATTGTAGAATAGTTTTGATGATCATGTCGCCGTAAACGTGTTTTGTTGGCTCGATTTGCCTTGTAGTTTCCGTGAATCTTTTTACGGCGCGCGGAACCTCCTCTACCATCAAACACAATTATGCATCTGCTTGGTTTGAAATCTCGAACTGCTTTACCGATGGAAAACAAGAAGCCGGTTAGCCCCCCTATGTGATCTCCGTCTTCATTTGTCGATGGAGTTGCACCAAACGCCCTGATAAACGTGTTAAGCTAAAGGCCGTCAAACACCATGATATGATCATTCACATCGGTGTTGACGGCACGTTCCTCTTTTAATTTGTTAAATAATTCTTGATATTTATTCATAGTTTATTTATTTCTGCAGTTATCAAAATGCCAACGTTTCATTGTACGGTTTCCACCTTCTTTAAAACAATGAGGACATTTTATTATTTTATGTTTCTTACCTCGTTGACCATCTGAAATCTTTTTACGGTCTTCTAATGATCGTTTAGTTCCTTTCCATAAAGAACTTAATTTTTGTTTCGTTTCTTCAGAATGTGTAATTGGAGTTCTAGTTTTTCTAGTTTTAGCAGCAATACTCAATGCTTTTTTATGATCTTCTGTTAAAGTTTTACCTAATTGATATTTACTAGAAACCTCTGAAAATAATTGTCGTGCATATTCATAATCACGCGAAGATACTTTATAGTTTCGTTTATACTTAGAATTTGAAACATTTCTAGACATCATCCAATATGCATAAACTAACTTATGTTCATTTGGATAAATTTTACAAAGTAACTTATGTATGATAAAATGTTCTCGAGCTGTTAATTCAACAAGATTAGATTTATCATCATTACCGCCTAAGCACCTAGGAATAACATGATGCCGTTCATAATAGCCTTGCAATTTTCGATTGCGTGCTCTATCAATTATGGCATCATGTATTCTTTGGTAGTTCATAACTTGTTAGCCTTCTTCGTCTATAACTGTTTCATCAATTATTACATCATCAATTCCGCCATCTACACCAGCCTGGTATCTGAATATGTAAGCATCGCAGATTCTTCTGTATAATCGATCTTTTATTTGTGTGTTATTAATAACCTTTTCTACAAAGTTTTTTGACTGAAACTTAACTTCTCCGAACACTTCACCGGTTTCGTGATCTACATCTTCCAATGTGTAATGAGCACCAGACTGTTTAACAAGATCAAACTTCTTCATGATTTCCAACCATCCTCCGTAATTATCAATTCCAGAATCATAGTAGATATCATAATTCACTTTGCGATGCGGAGGACCCATTCGATTCTTCACAACCTGCACTTCAGTTTTGCTACCAACAACTTGTTCTACTCCATTAATCTTTGCCTTAATCATACCTGTGTTCTTTAGGCGCAATCTAACCGAAGCATGAAATGGAATTGCTTTTCCACCAGAGGTAGTCCATGCATCACCAAATGATACTCCTAATTTTGTCCTAAGTTGATTGGTAAAGATTAGACAAATATTTTCACGAGCAATCCAATTTGTAACTTTTCGCATTGCTTTGGAAAGAATGATAGATTTGCTTGTTGCGTAACCATCTTTGTCATATTCAGCAGCCATTTCAATTTTTGTGGATGCTCCCATTACGGAGTCTACTACGATTGTGACTAAACGATCTTTGTTTGATTTGCGAACCTGTTCAACTATAGTTTCAATTGTTTCGAATATCTCTTCAATTGTTTCTAATGGAACATACAACATGGTTTTTAAATCTACACCAATTGCCTGCAAAAATTCAGTGCTGGTTGCTGACTCAGTGTCAATGTATACTGCTAACCCGCCTTTCTTCTGTGTTTCTGCTAATGCGTGTGATGCTAACAAAGATTTACCTGAAGCTTCTAACCCGGTAATTTCAGTGATTCGTCCTACTGGGAAACCTCCGTTCGGTCGATTCGAAATTGCAAGATCAAGAGAGTCGCAACCTGATGAAATCCAATCTTTAACATTGCTAGGGGCATCTTCGTCACCATCTAAAAAGAAAGCTGCTTTCAGAGCTTGTCCTTTAAATTGTTTGTTGATACTATCAGCCAATGTGTTTGCTAATGCATCTTCCAGTTCTAGTTTGCTTTTACTCTTTGCCATGCGTTACTCCTTAGGAATTGAATAGATCATTGAATGCAGAAGCCACGTCATCTACTTTAGGTGCAGCAGCGGCTTTTGGTGCCTTTGCAGGTGTAGCTGGTGCATCATCTTCATCAGTTGATGTTACATCACTGTCTGCATTTTCTGGATTCATCCATTCTGTCAAAGCTTGCTCTAGTTCTTCATAAGTTGGTTCCGGGAAGATATCAGTAATTACAGGCTGATTCATAATTTTTTCAGCAATTGCTTTATCTTCAGTAGCCGGGGTTGTTGCTGGTTTAACACGAATTGATGTTTTAGGAAATTCTGCCGCAGATACCGCCGGCGTGAATTCTACGTCAATATCACGACCATTCATTAGATCCGTAATATCACCATAATCTGGATCGGAGATAATAGAAAGAAGCTCAGTGTAGATTTGTTTTCCAAAGCCCCAGAACTTTACTCCTTCAGATTCTTTACCACGAATAATAACAGGAACATAAGTACGCATCTTAGGTTCGATTTTACGACCCATGATCCATTCATCTTTATCACCTGTCTTTTTTAGTTTATCTGCGAATTCTACGATTGGATCAGCATTTCCGAAGGAAATAGGTGATAGCATTGATTTTTTACCGATGTCGTAATGGAAATACAATTCCAGAAACGGATTGTCTTTGCGATGTACGTACGGTACAATTCGGATACGTGTCTTACCTGCTTCAGGTTTCCACAAGTTGTTCTTCTTGTCATCTTGCTTGTTTAATTGGTTAAGCTTGTTTTTAATTGCTGTTAAATCTAACGCCATAATTTTCCTTTTTTTTTTTTGTTAATTAATATAATTATTATAATTGATTTACCGGTTAAATCCAAATTTAATTTTGATTCTTTTTATTTAATGTATATTTAGAACTTGTTATTGTGTTCTTATTTATCTCGTAAAAATCAAGTATACCTAGTTGTACCATATTCATTCCCACCAGATTTTTTATAGATCGTAACTATGTAATATGTAAAATTTCCATCTGATGGATTTTGTTGCATATAACGTTTCATTCTACCAACTCCTAGCTGTCTAGGAGCTCCGGCTGAGTATGATAGCCATTCAGTTTTGTCTGTCATTGGGTCATAGTCATGTTTATTGAATAAATCTTTAACAAGATATACGCCTGGGGTGTTTTTTATTTTAAATTCATTCTCCACATCTCTAGTTTCGCCATAGTAAGATGTTTCTGAATCATCTGGATAACCATTGTTGTTTTGGTCTTCGTCTTCGTTCAAGTTTTTAGTACCAAACCGTCGCATATTTTCTGCTAGTATGTTTTCTAATTTTTTCATATTCATTCTTTCTATATATAAATATCATCCCCAAGCAATTTTCCTAAAGAATATCAAGTTAATAACACGGTATCCGGCATCATCCGTTAATATAAATGAATTCTGATAACGCTGCCAATCTAGTTGATATGTTTTGTCTAATACACCGTTGTTTACTCGTCGTATAACTTCATTCAATGCATTAACCGTATACAAGGTATTGGTTTCTTTCTTGCGATGGATGCTTATAGTATTCTGTCCTCGACGCTGGGTTTCATATGCATTGTATGTGCAATACAAATTGTCCGGAACATCTGCATTGGAAAACACAAATATTCTGCGTTCGGGGACATCATAACTTGTTTGTATGTATTCGGTTATGATATTTAAATCACTGCGATGTGCAAATGTGCAAAGTAATTGTGTTTTCAATGCATTAATCCTTGTATTGAGCCGCTGATACGCCTAGTTGCGTTGTTTTAATATTTAAATGATTTTGATGAAAATTAGCTATGTTTGTAGATAAATAATAATGGCCGTTTTCTTCGGTATGCTGTAATGAATTTACAATTGTAGTTGATGGTATTAAATTTAATGTTTTATTTGGTACAACTATAAGTGCCCAATAATCAATATTTTCAGACACATGTTTTTCAATATATTCATCTATAGTAATACAAAATCTTCGAGTAACACTTTCTAGATAATCTATAGTATCAATATGCATATTATACATTATCTTTCGTATTTGATCTTGTAAATTTTTAATTGCCATTAATGGAGAATCCAATTGTAATAATTCTTTAATTTCTTCTTGTATTGCTTCTTGATTTAATGGTTGAAGAATATTTTTATTAATATCAGTAATACCGAGACTAGATGTCTCTAACTTTTTTCCAGTTATTAATTCTGCTAATGCCATAAAAGCTCTTAAATACATGATTGCATTTTTAGGTAACATACCAAAATCAAATGTAACATCATTATATGCTTTTAATGAAAATCTAGTACCATCTCTTGTTACGACATCAGATTTTAAATCATTTTCAATACCCATTGATGGTATATTTTTTACAGCACCTTTGACTATACCTTTAAATACAATAGAAAACCATAGTTCAGATGCATGTCCGTTTTTAATTTTAATATTTGTTTCTATAGCATCATATAAACGATCAAACTTACCTTGTATCCTAAAAGGTCCAGGCTGTATTGATACTTCAGGTGTTTTTGATTGTATTAATTCCATAACTTCGGCATCATCGCGTAGTTGTTCATATAATACACGCAATCCGCCTATAGACTGTTCTGGTACTGAATAATGTTCTCGTATGTAGGTTTCAAACTCTTCTGCATTTGAAATGCCAGAACCAGATTGTGTTTCAGCAGGTGTTTCTTCGGGCTGTTCATTTAACCCCATGGCTCTACGAACAATACGTTCAGCTTCAGTTAAATCTACATCAGTCATTTCTAAAATGACATCTCGAAGTATTCCAAAATCATCAGCGGTTTTAGGATAACCTGCAGGAAGACGATAACGCCATTCTGTTAAAATAGAATCTATATTTATATTCATATTGTGATAGTATTCATTTTGTTATAAATATTACCAACAGATACTTTCACCGGAAAGTTTCCTTGCTGTAATACGTGTTTAATTTTAGGTAGTATATCTTTTGCTTCTGACACCGGAACATCAAACATCACGGAATCGTATGTATATAACACCATTCTTGTTTCATAACCATGCAGTAGTGCAAGACACTGCCGTAATTTTTGCACTGATACCTCAGTTTCCGTTGCTTGTAAAAAATAATTGAACAATTTATTTGCTGTCATGTTTTTTACCGAATCCGATGTTATAGGACGTTTCAATACTGGAGTTTCGATATATCCTTTTGCTTTCCATTGCCGCCATAGTGTGTATACTAGGTCATTTACTTGCCGGAAAAATGGAATTGTTAGAAACTCAGCATCAATACCGCCATACAACAAACGAAACGTTATCTGTTTGCTTTGATCGTATTGTTCGGGTGTTAATGTTTCAGTATCAAAATAAAATCGGCCGAAATATTCATGCACGGACCCATCTGGCAATGGATATCCAATTAATCGGGCAATCAGTCTAACATGATATGCATCAAAATCCATTTCCACCAATGCCCCATCGGCGAACCGGCTACAAAATGCAGATCTAGTACCGTCTTCCTTGTTCATTGCCGCAAAGTTAAATCCTCTGTTTGCATTGCTGGGTCGACCGGTGGTGGTATGATAGTTATAACTGCTATACACAAATCCATCTGTTACAATTTCTGGCATACGAAATTCATCAGTAACTCGCAGGCCTGCAGATTCTATTGCTGCAAATACTTCTGGATATACCGAATCAAAATGCTGATATGAATCTGTCAATTCTGCGTTCATACACATTGGCCAAGCATAGTGCCGTATCTTCTGACACATTGCTAAATGCTGTTGCATCGGAATAATGGTGTTGATGTGTGGCATTGCAGGATGACGGCGCCAATAAAATGTATGTGCTGCAGTTGGATAATGTGATTCATCATATGCTTCGCCGTAAGTATACCACCACAACGTCTTGATATCCCATACATCCCCATTTCCTCCGATTTGAAGCCAGGTCTTCTTGTCATGCACAAAGACATTCGGGAGATCCAGAAATCGTTGCAGATGTTCGGTATGACCCATTATTTGTTCAGTATGCCGTATTGGCACAAGTCGCTCTATTCCATCTTCCGTGTAAACATATAATACCGATACCGGATTATGTTTTGCCGGCAACGTCGGACTACACAGAATCGGAACAATCAGAGTTTTTCGATTCTTGATATAATTTAATGTAGCTTCAACATCATCTGCATGATCCAGTATCATACTGCAATAATATGAAAAAAATATGAAAAATCAAATCAGATTAACTGTTAATGTCAGCTGGTGCAGTGAATTCAGAATCTGCATAATACTGCAATGGATCCGTTAATATGTCAGCAATACCCGGTAATTCTTGTTGAGCAAACTGTACAGCTATGGTGTTCTTGGTTATAACTCCTCGTTGGAGGCTGTTGCCAGTATTAACATCTTCAATGTTTCCGGATATAAACCATCTCAGGGTGATTGACTTGTATAGTGCCCGATCAATTACACCACGTGACCATAATCGTTGTTGTGCAGAATCAATTTCTATGAATACCGGCTCATTGCATTTTTTCAGAAAGTATCGATCAATATATCCGGATTTGTAATCTGATTGTGTAGGTGATGGTTTTACTGCACGAGGTGTTATGAACTTGGTTTGTAATTGTCGTTTTAATTTTGCATACACCAGATCCCGATTCTGCATACGTTCCAACAACACCAACTTTTTGGATGTGGTTGCATTCCATGTTGCGCCAGTATATATTTCATTGGTCGTGTATCGATGATATGCTCCGCGATACTCTACACCATCTTCTGTTTGAAACTCACCACCCGATGTGTATAAATTGTTGGTAATATCCTCTGGCATATAATATGAACGCAATCTCATAATCAGTCTATTTTAGGTCGCATTATGCATCGAATGTTAGTTGTCCATTGTCCTTCTGTTGATACAGTATGTGTAATACCAATGATGCTGAACACGGTATTTATTTTATATTTAAGTGGCAACATATCAAACGTTAACACATCACCGTATCTGAATCCATTAATACCATCAATTTCAAATTCCACCGTAAATGGAAATATTGGTGCAACCATTATCTGTGATTTTTTCAAATCAGGTGATGGATACTTAATATAATTATTCAATGATTTGTAAAGACTTTTAATTAATTCCGGCTCAGTCGGTGAAAGTGCTAATCTGTTTTTTGTTTCTTGTAGCTCTTTCAAATACGTTTCATGCTTAACTTTGAATCCGCTAATAAAATTATTTATTTGTTTTGCATCTTTAGTACTATACATAAAATTCATGTATGGTGCAATTTCTTGTTCGGTTATTTCATCACCTTGATTCAATACATATGACAAGTTTTTTACACTTTCCGGCAACGTAGCAGAAAATCTGAAGCTTCGCACAATGGTACCATTCGGATGATTTGCCATCATCGGTACACTGTATGGAATTACCGGTATCACACCAGGCGTCTTAACTTCAGGATTAGTAGATTGTGCCGGTTTAATGTATTTAACATCGGTGAATAACAATGTGCTGGGACTAGATGGATGTGAAACAAGATGCATGTTAATTGCTCCAGCCGTAGCATAATTAATTTTTCCGGATATCGCTGTTAAAAATGTATCTATTGTGTATTTTTTAGTATTGTCTGCAGAAATTGATGTTAGTATCTTTTTAATTTCTTCAATGTTGATAAAAATCCTAGAAGGATATATTACACCATCCGAATCCGTTGTTTTTTTGTATACGCCTGGCCACGTGGAATATCCCGCAGCTGCGGATTCAGCGGCAACTTTTTCATAGTATATGGTATCACCATATGAATTCATGCCATTTACACCGGAAACTTCTGGTAGCAACAACACCTGATCAGGTGTGCATGATGTTAAATATGGTAAATAGTTGCTGAAACATTGAGTATCATCACACAAAATTTTCGTAAAAGCCTGTTGGTTTGGAATAGAAATACCCTTTTCAATGATGTAATAATTAATCATATGAATTAAACCACCGAGTGTTATGTATCGATTGTAATGAGTTACCGGATTAGCTTCATCCGTAGCAGCTTGGGCGATATAATTTGCTCGTTCGATCATCGACGCAGTGATCGATCCTGTAACGGCGCCGGACTCTATCTGATTTCGTATAGTCTCTACTTCCGTTTTTGCAGCAAGATCATTCACGGCAGGTGGATATGGCTCACCTACTAAAATAAATCGGTCTTTGAATTGACTGGTAGAAGATCCAGGAATTTCAAAATTTAGCAACAATGTTTGTGTTTGGGTAGCATCTTTTTTTGTTACCAAATTCACCATGATGCTGTTTAGGGTATCATAAAATTCTGACTTTGCTTCCGGATTAGCACCTTGCGCTGGTGGTATATCCAATGTTTGCGTTTTCGGGTTAACCTTGGGTTTTGATTCTTTAGGATCTGCTTCTTTCGGTGTCGGGGGCATATACATTGAAATGTCTGTGTATGAATTACTTGTACCCGTTAAACTTAAAGAAGCTTCCACCTGGCCAGAATCTGTGTAAGAAAATTCAAATGATGTTATTAATCCTTCAAACACAAACACATTCATTCGATTAATTTGCTGTAACAGTTCATCGATGTTCCATTCTGGATATCGTTCTTTTAAAGATGCTGTGTTTGGTAGTGATATTGGCAGAAGTCTACCTTCGGTTTGTTGCCTAGATATAACAGCATCATTTCCATGGTGCATTTCTATTTTAACAAATCGTCCAGGCCGAAACCAAACTTCTTCAACAGTATCTAAATCTCGTTGTGGATTTGGAACAATGAAGTTAACGG